GATCTATCTTCGCCGGCACGAGCAGTCGCAAAAAGCACCCAAGCATCCTTTCGATCATCGGGCATCGACGCATACCAGAACTGAGTCCTGATCCCCTTCAGGCACTTCTGAATCATATTGCGGACCGCGGCGAAAGTCAGTCAACAATTCAAAAAGTACGCACTTACCTCACCGCTGCTCTCGAGTATACCGTGGCTGAGCGGTTGATCGGTGGCAACCCCGCGCGCAGCCTTGAATTGCCTACAAAATTGCTTAAGAAGAAGCCGAACGAGAGATTCTATTCGATTCAGGAAGTGCAACGACTTATGTCGATCGCAACCGGACGTGAGCATCTCGCATTGCGAATTCTGTTAGTCTGCGGATTGAGGCCCCAGGAGTTACTTGCGCTTCGTGACGATGATGTAACGTCGGGTGCGGTGCTCATTGATGAGGCCATCAAGGAGAAAAGAAAAATGCGCGAAGCGTCTCGGCGAGACCAAGTCTGCGACAAGCAAGGGCTACGTATCCATAAGTGGTGGGTTGTACCAGGAGATCCAGAATTGGCACATTGTGCGCACGGCGACATGCAAAGCCAAAGTGCAGGGATCGCCGTTCCTGTTCCCGACGAATAGGGGGACTTCGCTTTAGGATAGGTAACTACCTGAAACGCCATCTTAAACCGCTAGCCCGGTGCGCGGGCATCCCGGATTTCACATTCCAAGCAATGCGCCGCACGTGTGCAACACATTTCCAGCGACACGGCAACCCCAAGGACGCTCAGGCGCAGTTGCGGCATGCCCGTCTCTCTATGACCGGGCTGTACATGAAAGAGATTCCAGAGCAGGTCAAGCCCGCTGTCGAGAGTCTGGACGCAGCCCTGTGCTGCGACGTGCATAGCCCGATCACTTGGGCGGGTTATGAGCGGGCGAACATCCTACGAGTGCTGCTGCGAGCCTTGATTACGTGGTGGGCGGTCGCGGGCTCGAACCGCGGACCTTCTGCTTGTAAGGCTGACGATCACACGCTAAGTTGTTCAGTTTCCGTTGTAATTAGGCCTGTTTCGACGCTCTGAATCGTGCAATCAGGCGGGTTTTGGATGGGCAATTGGATGGGCAAATGTGCTAAAAATTTAACATCGGAGAGTGTTGAGGCGGATTCGGTTTTTTACACGTTCACGTCCCTCATCTCTTTGTGCTGTCCAAAGTTAAGGATGATCCGCTATTTTGTCGATGGTAAAATTTAGACGAGTGGCCACCCCATTGCGGACTGGTATCAGTTCATGTAGAATCCGTACGCCGTTCAGTATGAAAAGAGCTTTTGCGTTGTGTATTCCGATACTCTGTGCTGGAATGCTACTTCTTGCACAGCAGCCCGAGGCCGTTGCGCCTGCGCCGAAGAAGACCACGGTTATCCGGTTTTACGCGCCAATCACTGAGGACAGTATCGGCAGACTTCTTAATGTAATCGATTCGAAGCTCAAGGAGGGCACAAGGCGATTTGTGCTGCTGATCTCATCTCCTGGAGGTTCGGTCTTTGCTGGCCTCACGGCATATCATTACCTGCGTGGGATTCCTGCGGAGATTGTGACCCACAATTTTGGGGAGGTTGACTCCATCGCAACGGTCATCTATTGCGCCGGTGCGACCCGTTACTCCGTGCCACAGGGACGATTTCTCCTGCATCCGATAGCGGCGAATTTTGCTGCCGGCATTCCGTTTGATACCGGGATTATCAACGAGCAGCTGAAGCTCATGCAACAGCAATCGGCTAGCATCGCCTCTGTGATCTCCGAAACCGTAAAGAAACCTCTTCCGGATGTGGAAACCATCATTACGGGTCGCACCACGTATAGCGCAACAGATGCGCAGAAATTCGGACTTGTAACCGCTATTCGTTCCGAGTTGTTTGATGAAGGCTCTGATCTCGTATCGATTGGCGCAATTCAGCCGCAAGGCGAAGTATTAAGAGCGGCGAAGGAGTTCCCGAAAGAAACGACTTACACTACAAACATTAATCGTTTCTTTACAACGCTTCCTGACTTCTCCACTGGAATACCGAACTTCTTCACCAAGCATCAAGAGTTTTTCACAAAGCCAGCACCGACAACCCCCACGTCCGGTATGTGATGGCGCCGCCCGCTGCTCCTTATCCCGGTCAGGAGGAGTTCCAAGCCCAATTGCGAAGCCGCTAGAACTAGCAGGAGCGTACGCGCGGCCGGCGCCTTCTCGCTACGACCGTATTGGTGGTTTAGCTTGCCGGGATCGTAGCCGAGCCGAACCGCTTCCAGAAGTTGCCGGCGAATATCGGCGTAGTTGGCGTAAGCATTGTGTTAGCGAACGCGTTGCTCCACTATATCTGCGCGCATCTGAATCGACGATGGCTCGGGGAGGCATTGACCGAACAACTCGCACATCCTATCGGCCTCGTGCACGTAGTGCTTAAGCGTTTCCCAGCACTTCGCGTGCAGCTCTGCGAATTCTTTCGAGTTCATGTCGTTCTCTTTTTATTGCCCGGCCTGGGCTGAGAATCCCTGTCACCGTCGCAACTTCTAGCGTGTCTCGATATCCTCAAAGACCCGGCCATGGCACGCGGTTGCGACCGATAATTCGGAGCACGCTTGATCCCTTTGCCGTTGTACGCGACGCCTCTGGCGAAATCGCTCCGGCTCGCTCCGGACTTGCGACGTATCTCACCACTGAAAATAAATTGTGCAATAAAATCAGGCCATTGTGTTTTCTTGAAGGAAAATATAGTTGTAAGTTGATTTGGGCCGGTTCTTTTGGGCGCGCCGATAAAGCGCCTGGTCTTCTTCGCGGACCGAGTCTACAAAAACGCGATGGGCTTGCCGGGGCGCCCACTGGCAAGTAGCGTAAACGCGGAACTCGCAAGCCGCATGGCCTGAGGGCCCGAATTAAAAGCAAAAGAAAAAACAGAAAGCCTGAGGTTCGTTTATGAGCAATCAGATTTTGATTGAAGCAAAGAAGCGTTTATTTTGTGCGGCGTTCGCACGGCACGGCTCTATCGTCACGGCAGAGCGAGAGACCAACATCGCCAAAGACAACCATTATCGATGGCTCCGAACCGACCCGCAGTACCGCCTCGATTTTGCGCGAGCACGCAAGCGGGCAGCTTCGGCGATCTTGAATCGGATTAAGGAACTGGCGCCGATCTCAGCTTCTGTCGTTACCGCCGGGCCCGTGGATCAGGTGAATGTGTGACCTGAAAACACAAAACCCGCCGGGTCAATCGGCGGGCTTGTGAAAAACGGTAATTACTACTATGAAGATGGTCAATTCAACAATAACACGCGCCAAAGAGCGCGGTAAAGATCCGCTAAGAAAAAATCGGGACACGCCGCCCGTCGCATTCCAGAGACTTTGTCGGCTTGAGTCGAGGCTAGCCCTTCTCTTCAAACGAGCCAAGTCGTTTCGTGACGATGGCTCGCGACCATCGTTTTGCGCAAACTGGATTTGGTGCCGTAGAGGCCTGCGTGAGAGGCTGATCGAAATCGTAGGGATCAGGGCCACAAATCCGAAATTGCGGACGTCGGCTGTTTACGATCTCGCCTACCGGGTGCTGTATCGCGCGCTTCCACCATGCCGAGGATGTTCGTGCCTACAGGAGGAGCGGCCGTGGTGACCCAGGCCTTCCGTGACCACGAGGACCGCGACCAGATCAGGGATGCGGCCGATCTCGTCGGAGTGATCGAAGGCTACGGCGTGCAGCTCCGGCGGGCCGGGCCGGAGCTTGTCGGACTCTGCCCCTTGCACAACGAGAAAACGCCATCGTTCAGCTTGAACCCGTCGAAACAGCTCTTTCACTGCCACGGATGCGGCGCCGGCGGGGATGCTATCGCTTTCGTGATGGCGATCGAACACGTTAGTTTCCAGGATGCGCTGAAACTGCTGGCCGACAGCTACGGGCTCGATGTTCCTGTAAAGAACGTTGCGCCATCCGCACAGAGGCATGTGACCGAACGCCGGCAGGAGCCGGACCAGCACGCCACGGAGCAGCGCCGCATCGTTGCCACCTACGATTACGTCGATGAGCGCGGCGAGCTGCTCTACCAGGTAGTGCGCTTCGACCCGAAAGGATTCGCCCAGCGCCGGCCGGACGGCCAGGGTGGATGGATCTGGAAGAAGGGCGAGAGGCAAGTTCTCTACCATCTCCCGGAAGTGCTCGAAGCGCCAATCGTATTCGTAGTGGAAGGCGAGAAGGATGTCGAGACCATGCACGAGTACGGTTTCGTCGCGACCACGCCAGCCGGCGGAGCTAATGCGCCATGGTTGCCAGAATTCACCGAGACGCTACGCGGGCGCGAAGTGATCCTGGTTCCGGATAACGATCAACCGGGCTGGAATCGCGCCGCCGTCATTGCGCGCGCTCTCGTTGGTGACGTTTCACGCCTCCGGATTTTCGATTTACCCGCGGGCGTCAAAGACATCTCCGATTGGTTCGCGGCCGGCCACAGCGAATGCGAATTCATCGCATTACTGGAGGGCGCCGATGCCGTCTGAAATCAACTCGGAATCGGACTTACTGAAGCTTGAAGAGCGGGCCGGATACAAGCCAAACGGTAGCGCCCGGAAGCAAGACAGAGCCGCGGCGACCAGCGCGCTATTTGAAACGCCCAAGGCACAGAAAGGCGGACTATGGGATTTCCCGCTTACCGATTACGGCAACGCGGAGCGCCTCGTGCTGCTGTTCGGCCAGGATCTTCGTTACTGCCATCCGTGGAAGCAGTGGCTCGTGTGGGACAGGTGCCGCTGGGTAGAAGATGCCACGGCCGAAGTAATTCGATGCGCCAAACAAACCGTACGCAAGATGTACGCCGATGCCGTCAAGATTCAGGACTCCGACCGTCGCGACAAAGCCCTAAAGCACGCACGCGCCACGGAGAAACAGGCGGGCCTGAATGCCATGATCAACCTGGCAAGTTCCGAGCTGGGCATCCCGGTGTTACCAGAAGAACTTGACGCGAACCCGCTCTTACTTAACCTGCGAAACGGAACCTACGATCTCGAAAACTGCGTTCTGCGCAAGCACCGCCGCGAAGATCTCCTGACGAAGTTATGCCAAGTCGATTACGATCCAGATGCGAAGTGTCCGACATGGGAAGCGTTCCAACGGCAGGCCACCGGCGGAAATCAGGATCTCATCGAATTCAAGCAGCGCCTCATCGGTTACTCGCTGAGCGGCGTTGTTCGGGAAAAGTGCGCGCTGTTCATCTACTACGGAAAGACCGACCGCGGTAAGACCACGGAAGCCGAGCTGCTACGCGAAATGTTGGGCGATTACGCGGGACAGATCAGTATCAAGTCCATCATGGAACAGCGCTTTCAAAATGGGGGTAGCGCGGCATCGCCGGATATTGCCGGACTGCGCGGTAAACGTCTCGTAACGTGCAGTGAGCCGGCCAAGGGCGTCCACCTGGACGAAGCCAAAATCAAGTACCTCACCAGCATGGGGACCGTACAGGCACGCCATCTACACAAAGAGTTTTTCGAGTTTCCGCAGACGTGGAAATTCATTATGGACTGCAACGATAAGCCCGTCATCCGCAGTGACGATGGCGCGATCTGGAATCGCATCCGCCTTGTGCCTTGGGAATACGACTTGCCCGAGGGCGCCATGGACAAGAGTCTGCCGGATAAACTCCGCGCTGAGCTGCCCGGGATTCTCGTTTGGGCTATCCATGGCTGGGAACTCTACCGCGGCCGGATAACGGGTCAGTGTCCCGGTTTGAAAATCGCCGAAGCCGTGACCAGAGCCACGTCAGAATACCGTTCGGAAATGGACGTAATTGGGCGCTTCATCAGCGAGCGCTGCATAGTTGGTGACTACGCGATGGTCGGCTGCGCAAAACTCTACGAAACTTACAAAAATTGGTGCTCAGAGACGGGAGAGAAGGACATCGAGACATTAACTTCTTTCGGCATCCACTTACGTGATCTTGGTTACCGCAAAGAGAAGAAAGAAAAGGGGCTTATGTATGAGGGTATCGGTCTTGCCGATGGTGAACGCTGATGGTCGGCTGCATAGTCTGCATAGTTTGAGCATAACTCTCTCACGAGAGGATATCTGGGGAAAGTACGCTAAGACTGTGCAGACTGTGCAGGATTGTCGAAATTTTGACCACCGATCGGAGGGTTTTTGACCATGGCGCGCACCTGCACAATTTGCCAACACCCAGACCGGTCCGCTATCGACCTTGCGTTGCTCGCTGGAAAATCTTGTCGGGTCATTGCGGGTCAGTGGTCCGTTTCAAAGTCGGCCGTAATTCGGCATCAATCGGACCACTTGCCGGCGAAGCTCGCCAAAGCTCCCGCGGCCGTGGTCGAGATTAAGTCGAAAGCTGAAAAGAGGGCGGACAGGCTGGCCATAGCTCAGGCGCCGGCTATCCCGCTGGTCGAGGCACAAGCCGCCGCGGAAGAGGCCGAAGCTCGGTCGCTCTACGATCGTCTAGGAGAGTTGAACCGGCAAACGCAGAGCATTCTTGCGGGAGCACTGCAAGACGGTGATCGGCGCACGGCGTTACAGGCTATTGGAAGAGCAAAGGATTTACTGGAGATAGAAGCCAAGATGTTGGGCGAGTTGGATGATTCGGCGCGCATCGCAATCGGTGTTCAGGTTCAGGCTCCGCCGCCAACCAGCCAGCAGCTAGACCTTTCGAGGCTCAGCCCGGATGAGTACGCCGATTTGAAGCGCCTGATCACCAAAGCTCAGCCCGGGCCAACTTTACAGATTGCCGGGGGATCTCACCATGCACAGTAATTCTCTGACCGCCGGTAATGTCCAGTTATCGGAACTCAGAAAACCGTGCAAGTACGGAGATCCGCTGTGTCCCTGTCAGGACGGCGACATGTGCCACTACGATGGACCGAATCCCTGGAGGCCGCCATCTCAACAGGATCAAAACGTGGGCCCGCGCCGTGACCGTAGCGCAATTGTCGGACTTGTAGCCATGCCTGAAGGGTCAGACGGGCGCTAAGAATCGAATTTAACGGAGGAACGCAAATGTCAGAACGCAGTGTAAACAGAGTCGAGTTGCTTGGCAGGGTCGGAAAGGACGCTGAGACAAAATTCACCGGAGCCGGAGCGGCCGTAACCAATTTCAGCGTCGCCACTACGAGGAGCTGGAAAGACCAGGCTTCCGGCGAATGGAAGGAAGCCACGGACTGGCACAATATTGTGCTGTGGAAACAGGAGAACCTATCGAATTACCTTCTCAAGGGCACGCGGGTGTACGTCGCAGGGCGTCTACAAACACGCAACTACGAAAAGGAGGGCCGGACGATCCACATAACCGAGATCGTCGCCGATGAGGTGATTCTGCTCGGCGTAAAGGATGGCGAGTCCTCGGCGGGAAAGCCGTCTGGCCTGGTGTCAAAGCCGCGGGCAACGTCTGCGAAACCGAATTCGGAAATCACAGATGATGATGTTCCTTTCTGAGGAATCGATTTCATGGACAACCTGATAACCCTGATCCCTGGCAACATCCTGGAAAGCTTTGAATGGGAGGACAACACCCGCGCTCTCGCTCAGCTACGCACCGAAGGGCATACGGATTCTATCGAGAGAGATGATGTAATCCGGCGCCGCGGTCAGATGCTGCGCAAGAAAATTGCCGCGGCCCTGGCGGGCGAAGAGCCCGCCCAGCTACCGAAGGCATTGGCTGATCTGCTGGAAGCTGAAGTAAAGAGCTTTCGCGATGATCCGCTGGGGTTTGTGCTATTCGCCTTCCCGTGGAGCGAACCAGGAACGCTCGCACACGAGACCGGTCCCGACACTTGGCAGCGAGTATTTCTCAACGATCTGGGCCGGCATATTCGAGACCGGAATTTCAACGGGAATGAACCGGTAGACCCGATCCGTATGGCTGTGGCATCTGGACATGGCATCGGGAAGAGCGCGCTGGGCGCGATGCTGTTCTGGTTTATTATGAGCACGCGACGCGACGCCCTAGGCCGCGTAACCGCGAATACGTACTCGCAGCTTGAAGTTACAACCTGGGCTGAAATTTGCCGTTGGTGGGAAAGGCTGATCTGTCAGCGTTGGTTCGAAGTGAGCGGCTCCAGAGTCGTACGTATCGGTTCTGAAAAGAAGTGGTTTGCCACACCGCAGACATGCAGTGAGGAAAACTCGGAGTCGTTTGCAGGCCAGCACTGCAAGACCAGCACCAGTTTTTTCATTTTCGACGAATCATCAACGATACCGGATGTAATCTTCGAGGTCGCTGAAGCAGGCCTGACCGACGGTGAGCCGATGATGTTCGTCTTCGGCAACCCGACACGAAACACTGGAGAATTCTTCGAGGTCTGCTTCGGCAAGCGTCGCCACCGCTGGAATGTTCGCTCTATCGACAGCCGTACGTGCAAATTCCCCAATCACGCCTTACATGATCAGTGGATCGAGGACCATGGGATGGATTCTGATTACGTGCGCGTAAGGATTCTTGGTCAAGCGCCGCGTCAGTCTGAATCGCAGCTCATCGGCCGCGACCTGGTGGAATCTGCCCAGCAAAGGCAGGTGAGCGAACTGCTATCAACCCCATTGATCGCAGGGGTTGACGTCCCGGACGGTGGATCGGCATGGTTCGTTATTCGGTTCCGCCGTGGTTTGGATTCGAGGCCTGGGCAGATGGTACCGCATCCGATTCGTATTGCCGGAAGCAAGATAGATCGCCAAGGCATGGTAACTGGATGCGCGCGCATCCTGCACGAAACTAACCCGCTTCAGAAGGTCGCGATGATGTTCATTGATTCGGCGTTTGGCGCAGCGGTTGCGGAGCGGCTAAGGGCGCTTGGTTTTGAGAACGTCCAGGAGGTGACCTTTGGAGCAAAATCGCCAGACAAGGGCTTCGCCAACATGCGGGCTTTTATGTGGGCAAAAGAAATGAAGGACTGGCTCGGAAAGGGCGCCATTGATCCCGAAGACAAGAAGTTGGCTTATGACCTATCCGGCCCTGGTTTCCATTTCAAGCTTGGCGGTGATGGTGCGCTTGTCGTCGAGAGTAAAGAGGAAATGCGCCGGCGCGGGATACCTAGTCCCGACGATGGTGATGCTTTGGCTCTGACTTTCGCGTGTCCGGTTGAGCCGGAGTCGCAGCAGCTGGGCACTTCCCAGCGCGGATCGTACGCGGACACCCATGATCGTATGTCATGGTACCGGAATGGATGGATGGGCTGAGGTAACGAAGACAGCGCTATAGTCAAAGAGTTCAGATCCAACCAACGGAGGGGAGTTATGGATTCCGACGAAAGCTAGAAAAACGGATAGACAAAATGGAAGCGAACTCAGGACTCAGCACAAAAAATGGCACGCGGACCGCCGAGTTACTAAGTGCCATGTTTCGGTGCCTCAGATGACGCCGAGAGCAAGGGGATTTTGGCACACCTCAAGACGAGCACGAGCCGTCCTTACTCGCTTGCTTCAGATCTCGGAGTAACCGGTTGAATGCCACTTTATACGCAGTCTGTTTTTGCCATTCTCTGAAATCACCGATGTGTCGACTCCGGCGGATATCGGCTGCCCACGGCTGAGGCGCGCTCATGACCGCGTCATCGATTCGGATCGGGAAAAGCACGGTGCGGGCCTCGCGGTCTTCGCGCTCGCGGGCCGCGTTAACCTCGCGCTCGACCCAGCGGCTCTGCACTGAGGCTTCCGATAGAATAATCATTACTTTGTCGAAAAGCCGAATGGACTCTTCGATTCGGTCCTGAAAACGATCGCCGATTTTCAGATCTTCGGTGGCGAGCCAGCAGCGCAAATCTTTAGCGCGCAGATCGGCATGGAGGCGCGCGGCAAAACTCTCGTCCCGGCTGGAGTAGCTGATGAAACACGAATAGAAATCAATCGACTGACCGGCCAGCGATCGCGCATACGTGATGAACTTTTCGGGCACACCACAACCGCGGAGAAAGACTTCGGGAATGTTGCCTTTTGATCGGAAAAAGGTATCAATACCAATGCTGGAAGGGCCTAGATGTTCACAGCATTCCAGCCCTTTCGTATCGCTCAAATCCGTGGCCGCCAAAATGGTTTCGGATAGAAGCGCCCCAGCGACGTTCGCCCCGGCGAGGTCCGCGTGGCTGAGGTTCGCCAGCATAATGCAAGCCCCATGCAGATCCGCCTTACGGAGGTTCGCGCCGGACAGGTCCGCATAGCGGAGGTCCGCCCCGTGGAGATCCGCCTTACGGAGGTCTGCCTTGCGGAGGTCGGCCCCGATGAGCTCAACATAGACGTGCGGAGGAGTTCCGCCCCGGTGAGGGACACGTCGCCGCTTTCGCCAATAATCATTCCACGCGGCCGATCCCTGCTGCCTCAAAATCTCAAGCGCTTTTTTATCTGCCACAGCGGCAATAGCCTACCACCATGCAGGGTCTCATGCAGTGCAAGCCAGCGTGGCCGTATCGCCTTCCGTTTCCCTGGAGACAAGCTTGCGCTCTCCCGCACGGCGCACGGTTCCGACCCCCACGCCAAGCCGCGCAGCGATTCGCGCGCCAGCTCCAGCGACGCCGAGCGAAGAGTGCCTTCAAAGACTGGGCGCTTCTGACTTCCGCTAACTGAACGTTATGGCGCCCCAACCACTCGTTGGCTCGCTCGCGCGCGATAAGTGAAGCTTATCGGAAGCCAGCATAGGCGAAGGACTAGAAGACCTCACGCCTTGCAGTGTGTCGCCACAATCCTGTAAAATCTGTCGGGGTAACTCCGGCCATGAAAAACGATTTCACCGTTAACGGCGACACGGTGTTTATCAAGCTGAAGCGCAGGAACGGCCCCGACTGTGAGACGAAGATTGACCGTAAAGGCCTCCCTCTGGCCGATAACTTTCCTGGAGCGTGGTGCGCAATATGGAACAAAGATACGAAGTCGTTCTATGCCGTCGGTACGGCACCACGAGGTAGTGAAGGGCCGAAAACTGTGATCTTGGCTCGTGTAATTCTGAGTGCACCGAGTGAGAGACAAGTTGACCACATTCACCACGACACGTTAGACAATAGGCGCAGCGAACTCCGTCTTGCTACCAGAAGGCTTAATTGTCTCAACCCGAAAGGACTGCGCAGTACCAACACTAGCGGTGTACCAGGCGTGACGTGGCGCGAGCGCAACCGTCGTTGGCGCGTGCAGTTCGTTGTGCACTACAAACAACATAACTTTGGCACCTACACCAACAAAGCTGAAGCCGAGCAGGTTGCTAAGCAGGTCAGGAAAGCCCTGCTAATTGCTGAGCGCGAGAGTCAGACAGCGACAAGGGCTTGACCGAATTGTGGCGCTGACTCGATCGAGAGATCGAAGTTCACAGTCCCACATGCCCCGCGGCATTATCCCTGAACAAACTGGCATCCCGAATGTAACGCCGCACCATCTGTACCGAGCGATGCCCGGTTTGGCTCATGATGCTGTGCTCCGAAGCGCCCGCAGCCGCGGCCGACGTTGCCAATCCCGCGCGTAGCGAATGCCCCGCGAAGGCTTCGGGATCGAGTCCGGCAAGTTCAGCCGCGCGTTTTACGATGATAGCGACAGCCCGGTCGGATAGCGCAACGGCTCCAAGCTTGCCGTGACGGTCGACCGAGCGGAACACCGGACCTTCCACGATGCCCGCGGCTTCCAGCCAAGCTCGCAGCGCGCGTACCGGGCAAGTGCTAGGCTTCGAGCCGAACGGGATTCCCACTTTCCTGCCTTCGCCCAGTTGGTCCGTCTTGCTTCTACGGAGATTCACCACGAGGCCGTCATCGGTAAACGCGATATCGGACACGTTTAGCGAAACGAGTTCAGACCGCCGGAATGCGCCGGCGAATCCCACGAGCAGTAAGGCCCGGTCACGGAGGCCCAATAGATCCTCGCGGGAGTCGCGCAACGCGGCCTTGAGTTGTCCCACGAGCAACGGTGCCTTGCAGGCGGGCGCCGTGCCTTTCGTTCGGCGGATGCCTTTCAGGACTTCGGACACCATGGCGTGACGCATACTCGCCGGCGAATCGTACCCGGCCGCGGAATGTGCCTTCGCGATTGCCGCCAGGCGCCTGGTGAGCGTGGCAGGTCTAAGGTAGTCTGCACGTTCAGCCAGGTAAAGCGCAACTGTCTGCGGCGCCGATGGAAGCGCTGTCAGTCTATGTGCAGAGCACCAGCCCTCGAAGTCTCTCCAATCTGAGCGATAAGCTCGAAGGGTTGCGGGTGCTTTCGCCGCGTAAATGAACTGTCGCGCGCGATCAGTGGCGGGCGCCAGTGCAGCGGATTCGGGAACCATTAAGGCGGTTTCTGTCACTTGTTCCCTCTGCTGGGTTTCCCGAGTCCCAGTTGCATTCTGCGGATGTTATCCAGAGCCTCAGAGACGGCCGCATGTCTCAGTTTAGCCGGCGACTTATAGCCGGCGGTGCTGTGCGCCCTGTTGATGGCTACCAGGCGACGCTTGAGAGTATCTGGCTTCAGGTGTGCGCGGTCGGCCAGGTAGAGCGCTATCGTCTCAGGTGTCGCCGGAAGCGAAGTAATACCCCGCGCTACGCACCACTCTTTGAAATCGTGCCAGTCCTGGCGGTAAGCATCTACCGTTCCTTGTGCCAGCTTGGTTGTGCCGTGCTCGCGGCTGACAGTGCCCGCCATAACGTCTATGCTCGGTGCGCGCCGCGCGTCCGGTGGTTTGATGCCGAGTTTGATCGCATCGTTGGGCCCATTAACCAGATCCTGTTTCGTGCCGAGGTAACGTTCCGTTGTAACGACTGATGAGTGACCTAGTAGGATCTGAATCTGTTCCAGCTCGGCACCAGAGGCCCGACAAAAGCGGGCACAGCTTCTTCTTAGATCGTGGGGTGCAAGGTCACCTAAGCCCGCAGCGGACGCGTGCTGCTGAACGAGTTGCCAAACCCGAGTGGATGATAGTCGCTTGCCCGCCAGTAGGCGACGGTCGGTTTGCCGAATGACGAGACCCGAGCTGATACCGGTTTCGTGCATCCAGGCGTCCAGTGCCTGCTTCGTCCATCCGGGAACCGGAACGGTGCGAAGTCTTCCCCCCTTGCCCTTGAGATCCAGTAGAACAGTCCTCCCATCGCGGACCTGCAGGTGTTCGCATGTCAACGTGCAAGCCTCTTCTCTGCGGATTCCAGTTCCCAGTAAAAGCGCAATCAGCGCACGATCACGGAGGCCCTGTAGTGTTGTGATGTCTGGCGCGTTCAAGAGCGCCTGGGCTTGCTGTAGGGAAATCCACGTGCCGGTACGCGTCCCTTCAACCTTCACACACCGGACTCGTGCCACTGCAGCCGCAACGTCGGCCGGCAATAAATTGTTATCGGATGCCTCTAGGGCTAACTTGCGAATTGATGCAAGCTTCAGGTTTACGGTGGCACCAGAGCGGCCGGCAAGAAGAAGCTCAGTACGGTACGCGTTTACCGCTGCCTTATTAAAGGACCCGCGCCATTGATCTCGAAACCAGATCAAGAAATCGCGCAATGCGGTACGGTAGGCTTTCTTGGAGCACTCTGAAGTGAGTGAGTCGAGAACTAACTTTGTCGCGGCCTCGAAGGCGTCAAACTGCGGCCTGGTGGGTACCAGAGCTGCGCTCATCGTGTCCCTTTCCCGCGGGTATCCGCCGCGTTCTCCAAATACTCGCGCATGGCCGCAATCCACAACCGCTGCAGGCTGGTCCGGCAAGCGAACGCCGCGCGCTCGAACTTCTCAGCCAAGTGCGGAGATAGGTTGAGGCGCACAGTGACGAAGGCGTTATTCCCGCTGGACGGCTTCGGCGTGCTCGATTTCATACCTGACCTCGGCCGTAGCTAGCCATCAGGCGCGCATGATCAGCGCGGCGTTGAGCGTTCCACTTGAGAACGTCGGCCACAGTGCAGCGCACGCATCCGTGCTCCTCGGTGTATTCCGGCCCTGATCCGATCAACCACAGATAACGCAAGGTCGAAATGCTTACTCCGGTCATGACGGAAACCTCGCGCTCAGTGAGCAAGACAGAGGCTTCCGCTTGCGGTTCTGGAAGTGCAGTCCATGCGAGTGACATTGGTGTGTCCTTTCAGAACTGCTCAGACGCTGCTGGAGTCAACTCCTCGACCAGTACCGAGTTAATGACGGCATCCGAGCTAAGCTGAAAGACTCCCCACGACGGCACGCCTGCCGCGATTGCTTCCTGTGTGTAGTACCGGGATAGTATCTGAACCGTGCTCGCCTTTCGGGCTTGAGTGGTGTAGTTGATTGTCACTCGAAACGCCTCGACAGGGAAATCCGCCGTATCCCAAACTTGGATGACGAAGTATTGGCGATAGTCAGTTCCGGGCTGGGCGCCGGGAACTGCAAAGATAGGCTCAGCCGTGAGCTGGGTTATGAACAGATGCACGTTGCCCTGTTGCAGCGGTACGCCCAGCGGTACAGGTTGAGCCAAAAGGGAAACGGCTGCGAAAATCAGAAATAGAATCACTTTTTTCATTGTTCGGTTCCTCCGAAGCGGCCGCAGCCGCTTTTCGCCGGGATCTCACCGGCTCATCAGGGAGTTCAGGACAGGTTGAGCTGAATCGCCGTATAGAGCGCCGGCCCTTCGCTCGGATTCGCCTGGCCTTCCCAATCGTCGAGAACTGCTGCGAGGAAGTATTTTTCCTCGTAAGTGGCTTCGGCTAGGAACGCATCAAATAGCTTGCTGAGGCGATCCTGTACTTGTCCGCGGGCCTGGTTCATCAGGCCCGAAGACGGCTTTTGGCTCGTCACTAGAGCCGGTTTCTTTTGTGATTGTGGCATCTGTCTGCCTCCTTGCAACGATAATATGCTTGCCCCCTAAGCTTGTCAATAGGGAAATTTCCAGGTAGATGCAAAGGGGCTTAGAATGGGGTAAAATGATTCTTTGAGCTGTT